TCTCGGCCTGGTGCGTTTCGTTCGGATCGACCTCGGACTCGCGTACCGTCGAACCGCCGCCCTCGATCTCGTCAGGGTCAACCGCGGGAGTCGGTGGCGCCGTCGCGGTCCGCGGGAGCCTGAACGATGCCCTCGCCGCGAACGCATAGGTCAGGGCGTCAAGCGCTTCCGCCGGCCGGCCGGATATCCGCTCAAATCGCCGAACCGGGCGCCCATATCGATACTTGAGCACACGGCGTTCAGCGGCGAGCTGTTCAAAATAGACCGTCGGCAGCCCGGCGCCAAACCGGATGCCGACGCCGCGCGAAAGCTTGTCGAGAAGCTGGCTCTTGATCACGTCGACGCCGATAATGGCGAGCCGGCCGCCACGCTTTTTGGTCTTGCTGATCTCGAATGGCGGCCGGGTCCCAGCCACGCCCTTGCCGGCGAACACCCACCGCGCCAGCCGCGGCCCGGTGAAGGCCAGGACGTTGCCGGCGTGGTCGCCGTCGCCACTATCGACCACTGCCGCGGTAACCTTCAGAGCGCCGCCCCGCTTGTGCGGCCAGCGTGTCGTCAGAAGCTCGTCAACTTCCTGCCAGAGCAATTCATCCGTGAACGCACCCCAAATCACGACATGGTCGAGCACGTAGGCGACGGAGCTCTTGTCCCAACCGACGACGGTGCACTCGGCGCGATCGTCCTGCAGGTCGATACCGACCGTGATGCAGATCACCGCTTCGGGAATATCGGCGAGGCTGAATCCTTCCGAACGCGCGGCAAGCGCGTTTTCATCCAGCATTTCGCCGCTCGCGCCGCGCCAGCCCTCGGCCAAGCTCAAATTTGTGAAAACCTGCAGCAAACTCACGTCGCCCTGAGCCTGCAACCACTCGGCGGCCAGGTGCTTCCACGAGCAGTTGGCGAGCAGGCTGTTCAATGCCGACAGCCGGAAGCCGGCGTGCCCCTTCACATGCGGCCTGGTCGCGCGCCAGACACCCGCGCCGATCATCTCGGCCTTGAACTTTTCGTCGATCACAGACCCGCAGGACGGGCAGAGGTAATGTGCCGTCTCGGGCTGATCTGGCTCCCATCGGATGTCGGCCCAGGCCAGTTCGTGGAAGTCGCCGCACGCCGGGCACGGGACTTCGTACACGCGACCGTCGCTTTGCTCATAGGCGCGCAAGATCGGGCTGCTATCGGCGAACACGGGCGTTCCGCCGGTCAAGATCTTCCGGTTCGGAAAGCTTGCGGTGCGCCGCTCGGCCAATGCGAGAGGGTCGCCTTCCAGCGTGGGCAGCATGGCGTCGGCTTCGTCGATCAAGAGCACCCTCGCACTATGCCGGCGCAACGCGCGCGGGCTTTTGGCTGGAATGAGCTTCAGCGACCCGCCGGGAAACTTGCGCGACAGCAGCGTGTTTCGGTCCAGGTCGCTGTTGTCGCCGGTGAGCATACCAGCCAGGGCCGGGCTGTTCTCGAACGTCTGCTCGACCTCGGACACGGCGAAGTCGCGGCAGTCACCCTCAACCGGCAGCAAGCACAAGATCGCGGACGGTTCGTTGACCACGAAATGCCCGATCGCGCCGACCAGCAGTGTCGTGAAGCCGAGCCGCGCAGCTTTGAGCATTGTCACCCGCTCATAGGCCGGGTTTGAGATCGCGTCGGCGATCTCGCTCTGATACGGCCATAATTGCAGGCGGCCCGGCAATGCAGTGACCGTTGGCGGCAGCCGGATGCTCGCCTCGAGCCATTGAGAGAGCGGCAGCCGCGCCGGTGGCCGCAGCAACAGCCGGGCGCGCGCTTCGGTCTGGTCGAGCAGTGACCCGTTGGAAATATTTTGGGGGGGTCCCCGACGATCGGCGGTCTGGTCCAGCAACGTCATGCGGCCTTACATGGGCGGTGCTGATCGGTGATGCTACTTACTGCTCGAACATTTGCTGTACGAGGTAGCAACCGTACGCAGGTGCAATGAAGCTCGCTACCCCAAAAAACGTATCGGGGCGGGCAACGTAGATGAACACACACCACGCGAAGAAAATGCCGAGCTGAAAAAGTGTAGCGTAGATGGTATCTCGCAAGCGCCACCATGGTGGACGCGTCGTCACCGCCCAGATCACGAGCGGAAGGAAGACCGCGCCCATTATCACGGCGACGATTATAGCCAGCCACTTTAACTGTTCTGCATCCATTGACCGAACCGTCTTTGGCTTCCCCCAACCACCAGCACGTCATTGCTTCCCGCTCATCTCGGTTAGCACTGCGCGCACCTCACGATCAATTTCCGAAATATCGAAAGTGCTTAAATGCGGCAGCCGCATGCCGGCCCGCGACGGAACGGCCAGCATCCCGGCGCGGACGTCGGCCAGGATAGCACCCCAGCGCAGATCAACGTCAACCGCCGGCAGCAACGTCATGCTCCGCCGCTTCACGCTCTCGTTTCAACCTTCGTTGCTCTCTTCGCTCATCCGCTGTCGTCGACGCGCTGAATTCTTTTTCATCATGACGAACATACGGAGCGTTGAACTTTACCCGCCGCTCCTTCCGGGGTTTTCGATAAGATCTGCGCATTTCGAATTTTCGCGCCCAGGGTAACGCCGACATTCGATCACCTTAGTTTAAATCTTCATCTCGATTATCGGAATTATGCTCCGCCGCTTTACGCTCTCTTTTCAACTTTCGTTGCTCTCGTCGATCATCCGCTGTCGTCGACGCGCTGAATTCTTTTTCGTCATGACGAATATACGGAGCGTTAAACTTTACCCGCTGCTTTCGATAAGATCTGCGCATTTCAAATTTTCCTCATGATGTGTTCTGATCTGATTTCTGCGATTCATTTTGATCATCTCCTCTTTTGCTGGTGTGAAAAAAAACTACGATGACGTACTTTAGCTTACCTTAACTGCTTGAATTTTTGCCCATGTCTCCGCGATCTCAGTCATAACCGTTTCCAGTTCGTCGGCGATATCCATTTCAGCGCGCGCCTCAGGCGACGCGTTGAGCCAGTCCTCAGGTGTCGAGGGAAGCTTGGCAATCAACTCCTGATGCCGGCGCTGGGCGGCTTTATGATCTCGCCATAACTGCTCTAGATCGCGATCGCTACTCATCTTCAGGATCATCATCCCACGGTGCCTTCATCATTCCGACCGGACGAGGCTTGGTGGATTCAGCCCTGTACAGCGCTTGATGCGTCAGCCGCATTGAACGCGCCAACCGATAGATTACTCCACTCTCCCTGTTCTGCATTACGTTCAGCAGATTGAACTCGTCGATGTTGAAGGTCTTGCCTCTCTTCTTGGCGCAGCACTGCTCGATCAGCTGGGCCACACGATTCGATGCAGCTATATGCCTGCATAATTGACTCAGCACCGGATAATGACTGCGCGCAAAATAGTCGGCAGGCATCGAATTGACAATTGCCCTCCACTCGTCAGCCTCTGCATCCGTCAGCGTATATGGCGCATCAGGGCGCTGAATGACGGCAGTTGAACCATCAATCATCAGCGCTGACATCGATTTTCGTCCGCGAGGTGCCAAAGTGGTTTTCCTTTTTATAAAATTACAGACTCTGCCACGATCTATCCCTTCATAGGATCAATGAAGCCGCTTCTTCCCGTCGGAAGGGATGCGCTGCGATTGCCAAGATAATGAAAAGGATAACCACCATAATAAGGATAAACCCAATCATCTTGCCTTTTCACTTCCACTTCTCTTTCGTGTTCAAAAACCCTCCACCTGATGTCCTCAATATCGCGCTGGATTTCCTCAAGACCGCGTTTGATTTTTAGAACCAACAGTTCATGTTCAAGACGGCGCACACGCGCTTCTAAGCCTACTAAGCTAAAGCAGCGCATGAATTTTCTCACGATTTTTTTCATTCGATTTTCCATTTTACTAGCGGCGAAGGATTTCGGACCACGTGCACCCATTGAATTTCCACCAGACTCTGATGGCTTGGAAATACATGTTTAGCGATGCTGAGGCAGGGGCCGCACCGCGACCCCCCTCCCCTTCTCCAAAGTTGTACGGCCCCCCAGCGCCTATTTAAGGTTGAGTGGCCTACCCGCCTTCCTTTTGCTGCTTGAGTGTTGATTGAATGGATGCTGATCATCGATTGGAAATCCATCATTGCCAATGTCAGAACTAAAACCTCTTAGCTCTTGCTGTTGCTTGGTGCCGTCATGATGCGGTTTACATAAACTCTGAAGCTCGCCGAACCAGAACAATTGCTCATCACCCTTATGTGGAATGACATGATCAGCGACATCGGCCTGCATCACAACACCATGGTCTTTACATATCGCGCATAAGGGAAACATTTGCTTTTGCAAGCGTGAACGTCGCTCCCAACGCTTGGTGTGGTACCACTTTTCCCAAGGTGCTCTCATGAATTAGATCTTCTTCTTCTTCTTCTTCTTGTTCGCAGTCTTCTTCGTTGCAGGCTTCTTAAAGAGCTTTTTCCCTCGCGCACTGATCTTGTTTAACAGATATTCAGTGATTGCCGTCTCTGCATTGCCTGGATCTTTAACACCACCAATCGTCTTAAGATGCTCGTCAAGCTGATCGTAAAGAAAGCACAAATACATTTTTCTAACAGCTTTTTTCATTTTTCAATTTAATCCTTAATGCAAGCAACCGGCTCGACGACGATGGGAAAGGAAATGCCCCCCGTACCAGAGGCATAAAGGATAACCCATCACATCATCGAGCCAGCGCTTATTTCGAGGACTGACAGATGATCCTCGAAAAACTTTTGAGGGTGAAACAGCCCGACAACGCCGAACATG